AGCGGCGAAGTCATGCTGCGAACAATTGCGATTGCGCGGTAACGCCGGCCAGATTCTCGCAGGCCTGCCGCCAGTATTGATCCTTCAACTCAACGCCAACGAACCGCCGTCCGGCCTTGAGTGATTCGTAGCCTTCGCTGCCGATCCCCATGAACGGGGACAGCACGACGTCTCCGGGATTGCTCCAAAGCACCAGCGCGCGCTGGATCACGTCCAGCTGCAGCGGGCACAGGTGCTTTTCATCCTCGGCCGACCGCGCCGCCCGGACGTTCAAGACGTTGGTCTGGTTCACGGTCATCCAGACCGGAGATGCCCACTCCTGCCATTGGTCAAGCGGGAATGATTCCGGCGTATGTGTGATCGGATTCGCGTTTTCGCCGGGCTTCACGAACGTGATAAGGTAATCCGGCATCCCGCCGCGCGACTTGGCGCTGTCCGATTGCAATTGCTTGTACAGCAACCCGACGTGCTTAGTGCGCGTCATCTCGACCACGGGGCAGCGCCAAATTGTGCGCCGCGAGTGCATCACCCATCCGGCGTCCTGATGCGCGCGAATGATCTGCCCTGAAAAGTCCTTGATGCCAACGTGGCCGTCACGCCATTTGGTCATCGGCAGGTCAGAACAATGCACCGCGGTAAGTCGGCCCGGCTTCGTGCATCGGTAGATTTCGTGCACAAGGTATGCGTAGTGGTCAAGGAACTCATCATCGCTGGCGCTGTTGCCCATGTCGCACTCTGAATCAGAGTAGACGAACAACGACGAGAACGGCGGCGAGTAGATCGAAAGGTCCACGCACGCATCCGGCATCTGGCGCGTGATGTCAACGCAATCACCGTTATACGCGGCCCACGCGTCTCCGTGTTGTTCGTTCAGGCAGCGGATAGCCACGATGGAAGTCTCCCGTTGTGGTTAGGAATGTAAGAAACGCGCGTCTGCGATTGCTTGCCCATGTTTCGCAGCATCGCTGCGCGCATTGCGGACTTCATGCTGTCATGGTCGCCGGCCTTCCGGTCAATCACTGCCCCGATTGATTCCTCTCCGGTAGCGACGGCGACATGGACATCGACGCTGTTTTTCTGCCCGAAGCGCCAGAATCTGCGAACCGCCTGATACCACGACTCGTAACTGAACGACCGGCCGACAAAGACCGTATGCGCGCAGTGCTGCCAATTCAATCCGAACCCGCAGATGGACGGCTTCGTGATAAGCACTCGCGCCGAGCCGTCCGCGAAGGCATCAAGCGCCGACTCCTTAGCCTCGATGCTCATCGAGCCGCGAACTTCCGCAACGCCAGAGACGCCGCGCAGCCGGTCTTTGACGGCGTCGGCCTCGTAATCCGTATCTACCCAAATGACCCACGGCAGCGCGTTGCTGGTCACCAACTGCGCGGCGATACCAGCGCGCTCGCCGGCGGTCTGTCGCTTCACGTCGTGCATGTTTGTTGCCGACACGATATCGTGCGCGAACAAATCGCCGTCCGGCGCCTTCAGTTTTGAGTCCACAGTATGACGATGCACATTCAGCGGCGGGAGGATAAATCCAGAATCGTCATCGCCCAGGTCTGAAGGCGAGGCAGCCATTCGGCACCATGACGCCATCCAGTCCCAAAATTCCGACACGCCGTGGCGCTTCAGACGCCACGATTGCGATGCAACCGACGTATCGTTGATGAAGAATCGCGACAGCATTTCCATAGACGTCATGACGCCGCAGAATTGCGCGTGCTGGCCAAGCTCCATGTGATCGTTCGGCGCAGGCGTGGCCGTGGCGGATAGCCGGAAACGATGCGAGGCGAATGCCGCGATCAGGTCGCGCGATGTCTTGCCGCTAAAATTCTTGAGAATCGACGATTCATCTAGCGACACCGCGCCGAACTCATCCGGCGTCAATCGGTCTAGGCGATCATAGTTGCAGATGTTGATCCCGGATCGCGCCTCGGACTGGTCGCGTATGACGGTGACGTCGTACCCGAACTTGAGGCCCTCGGCTGCGAATTGATGGGCTACCGCAAGTGGCGTCAGGATCAGCGCGCGTCCGTTCGTTTCGCGCAACGCGTGACTCGCCCATTCAAGCTCGCACAACGTTTTTCCTAACCCCGTATCCAAGAATAGCCCACCACTGCCAACGCGCAGCAGGAAGCGAACACACTCGGCCTGGTACTGGAATAGATGCGCCGCCAAGTCGTCAACGACCACCCCGCGTTCGACGGCGCGGGGCCGCTTTCCGGCCAAAAATGATTCGTAGCTCGTCACGCCAGCATCATCCTAAGGTCGGCTACCGCGTCGCCCAGCTGCTGCGGCGTGTAGCGCAGAATGTGGAACCCGAGCAGCGCGGCGGCGTTGTATTTCGCCATGTCGGCCAGGAATCCGGCGCCGCGCGTGTGCCGGCCCTGCGTCCAGATGCCGCCCTCCACCTCTACGATCACGCGCTGCAGCGGCCAAGCGTAGTCCGCGCGCCACTTGCGGTGCGGGTGGAATCGGTACTCGGGGATCGGTTCCGGCAGTCCTGCGTCACGGCAGAGCGTGACGAGGGGGTAGGGTGCCCTACTCGCTGCGTCCGTGCGCGCCGCCGAGGGGGACGGCGCGGACACGGCATCCGCTTTCGGGCGTTGTGACCAGCGGGCGCGCTTGGCGGCGTGATCGGCGAATGCCGACTCGTCCCAGCGGAGCGTGCCCTTGCGCATAAAAAGCCCGCGTCAATCCGTGGACTGCGCGGGAGTGTCCGCCGGCAATGGGAGAGCCGGCGGCGGAGGAATGTTCGGCAGGCACTCGGGGTCCACCGTGAGCGCGCCGCCGGTCAGTGCGGCGATGCGGAATTGCTGGCCGGGCGGGATGCGTGGCATCCTCGACCACCGCGATACCGCGCCCTGACTGACGCCTAGACGGCGGGCCATTTCCGACTGCGATCCGCCACAGAATTCCAAAGCCGTTTTGTAGTCCATTCCAGTAGTATATACGCTGCCGACGGCGTGTCAATACAAGAGAATCTATCGTTAGAGCGATGACGATAGAAAAATATGATTAGCGCAATCGCATAGGCCGGGCTAGTATTCAGTCATGGCCCACCGCGCAAATCGTGACTAGCCAACGCAGCCCCGCCCGATCACGGGTAGGCGGCGGGCCACCAAACACCATGCCCAAGCGTAACCGCCGCACCGAAGAGGTCTGCCACTGCGAAGTCTGGCCGTTCCCGCACCGCCGCAACCGCGACTGCGAAGCGCGAGAGGCGGACGAGGCGGCGGAGGCTGCGGACGAAGCGGCATACCAGCAGGCCATGTGGGATAAGGATCGCGCCGAAGCGATCCGCAACTAGGGAAACAGTATGCGCAATCATCCAGACCTTCCAGCCGACGCGCCCGAATGGCTGCGCAATGCGGATATTGAGCGCCCTGTGTGGCGCGGCGGCGTGTGGCGCAGCGGCGTGTGGCTCGGCGGCGAGTGGCTCGGCGGCGAGTGGCTCGGCGGCAAGTGGCTCGGCGGCGTGTGGCTCGGCGGCGAGTGGCGCGGCGGCAAGTGGCTCGGCGGCGTGTGGCGCAGCGGCGTGTGGCTCGGCGGCGAGTGGCACGGCGGCGTGTGGCGCAGCGGCGTGTGGCGCGGCAAGGAAGATCGCCTGTTGTACATGGCTGCTGTGCTTGGCATCGTGTTTGACGAATCCGGCTACGCGCGGGCTTACCGCACAACCTATGCGTCAGGCCGCGGGCGATGGACAGATGGCTTCGTACAGCCCGAGGGCGAATATTATGAGTCTGACGCCATGCCCGCCGGCACCGGAACTTGCTGCAAAGGCATTCACGTCACGTCGGCCGCGCGCGCCCATATCTATTTCGGCGTTTGGGATAACGCCCAAATGTGGGCCGTCGATTTCAAGCGCGAAGACCTGCTCGACTGCGACGGCGAAAAGGCGCGCATTCGCGGCGGCACGTTCATGAAGATCGCACGACCGTTCTAGGGAGCCATCATGCAAAACGAAATGACCGCCGAAGCCCTGTTTGCCGCGCGTCTGCTGCGGCTCATCAGCGAGGCGAAGGAAATCGAGACGATGCTGCGCGAGGCCCACGGCCGGGCTTGCCTGGAAATCACGGTGACGGATTCGCAGGAAACCGACTTGCGTATCGTGGAAGGCGAATTCGCCACGGCCCGCCGGTCGCTGCGGCGTCTGCTGAAGGTGGCGCCGTGAGCCTCATCCTGCGGACGTGCGCGAAGGACGGCACCAGCTACAACGGGTTCCGCTGGCCGCTGACGGTCGGCGCGATTGTCGAGGCGCCGGATTGGGACCATGCGCCGCATTGCGGCAACGGCCTGCACGGCGCGTTGCACGGCGAGGGCGACGGCGGTCTGTTCAACTGGTCGCCGGATGCCGTGTGGATGGTCGTGGAGGCTAACGACGATTTGATCGTTGACCTCGGCGGCAAGGTCAAGTTTCCGGCGTGCGTCATCCGGCACGTAGGCGACCAGAGAAGCGCGACGGACTACATCATGGCGCACGATTCGTTGGCGCGCTGTGTGATTGGCGCCACGCTAACCGGGGGCTACCGCGCCACGCTGACCGGGGGCGACAACGCCACGCTGACCGGGGGCCACGGCGCCACGCTGACCGGGGGCCACGACGCCACGCTGACCGGGGGCGACAACGCCACGCTGACCGGGGGCCACGGCGCCACGCTGACCGGGGGCCACGACGCCACGCTGACCGGGGGC